CTTTTTGCGGTTCTACGGCTACCCCAAGGTGCTTTGGCCGTACTTGCGGAGCACCAACCTGATGGAGAGGTTCATTCGGGAGATTCGGCGGGGGACGAAGGTGCGCGACCACAAGTTTCCCAGCGAGGAGGCGGTGTACAAGCTCCTTTACCTGGGTCACGGGCGTCAGCCCGTATCTTGTGTCGGAGAGGCAAGAAGGGAGGTGGGCGGAGCGAAAGCTCAAGGGGTTCTCGGAGGCGAGGGAGGTGTTGGAGAAGATGCTTCAGGAGCGGTATGCCCCCCGTACACAAACGCTTACACATACATCTTGACACGACCCTCTGGGGTATTGACGCTTATCTACCCATTCCTAACCCGGCTTTAGAAGGGACTCTCTATGAGGCTTGCTTAGTCCGGCCTACTCGGCATTATCCTTGGCAACTCTCCTTTGGGGCTAACGCCCTACTGATTAGCCTTTCGGCGGTTAAGGAGTCTACTCAGCGCCGTGGCTTCCCGGCGGTTCGGGTGGAGTTCACCGGGCGGTTCATGATGTATGCCCGGCGGGATGCTCAGTCGGTCGTCTCCTGGCTCCTGGAGGCCCTGGAGAATCTGACGGGTTCACGCCCTGAGCGTGTGCAGGTGTCCCGTGCTGACCTCTTTGTGGACGTTGAGGTGGAGCCGGGTACCTTCCGGGTTGAGGATGTGGACCGCTTCACGTCAAGGAGTCGGGTCCGTGGTCTCTACTTCCTGGGCGGGGAGGCGCGGGGCGAAGCCCCCGCCCCCGCCCAGGAAGGGGGGCCCATGAGTAACACGCCCCCCGCTATGCGACTGGGGGTCCCTGAGTCCTGGGAGGAAGGTCCTGAGCGGGTGGCGGCGTATCTGCGTGGTCGGGAGTGGAGCGGTTTTACTTTTGGTCGTGGCCCCCTTATGGCTCGGGTGTACTCCAAGACTCTTGAGGCCAAGAGTAAGCCTCTCAGCGCCATACTGCTCCGGGCGTATGAAGAGCATCACGGCCCTATTACGGGGCACGTGGTGCGTGTGGAGTTCCAGCTCATGCCGGAAGCCCTGTCTGAGATGGTGGTGCCTGGGGACGGGAGTGATGTCAGGGATTGGGATACGTTCCTGTGGGCTGTGCCCTCCATCTGGGCCTATTTGACGGGCTCTTGGTTGGTCTTGCGCGATAAGGGCAACTATTCCCATGCTTGGCATGCTCCCGTGGACCCTCTTTGGGTCCTGGTTCAGGAAGCTTTTTGCGAAGGGGGTGGGACTCCTGTAGTGAGAGAGAAGAGGCTCGGTGCTGTGGATGTGGTTGCCCTGGCTTGTCAAGCCCTTGGTGCCTTCATGACCGCTAAGGTTGTGGCCGGTGTAACTGCGTCCTTTGAACGGGTTTGGCAGGCGTTCTTTCGGCGCCTAGGGTTTGAGGATGGGGCTGTGGTGTACAGGCAAGTGGAGGCCAAGAAGTTGGCCAAGTTTGGTCTGATGCCTGAGGCGTACAGGTTTGGAGGTGTACCGGCATGAGGCAAGTACTGGTGTTGGGTGTTGGTGAGTTCACTCGGAAGGATGGTAGCAAGGCCGGTCGTGTTGTGGTTGCGTCTACTCCTCGGAATCCTAACTATAGAGGTCTTTCGGCGGCGGAGATTGAGGCGGTTCCAGAGGTTTTGGACTCCTTCAAGGTCTTGCCGGGCCTGTACCGCTTGGAGGTGGATATCCAGGTGGCTACTGGTTTCGGTGGCCGGGCTAATGAGGTCCGCCAGGTGGTGGTGGCGGCTGAGTTTATCGCTGAGCTGGTTCCTGGCCGGAAGGAGGTCAAGCAGGCGTGATTGACCTTGCCTATCTGCATGAGGTCTTCAAGGTCCTTGCTTTTGCCCTCGGCTTGATAGGTGGTTTGCTCCTTGGGGGTGATTGGTAATGGAGCCTCATGTTTGGTTCGGTTGGGTTCTCGCGTGGACGGTTGTGCCCTACTCCATTCTTGCGGCGTGGAAGTACATGCATCGGCTCTACAGCACCTTCTAGCCATGTGGGTCGTGGACTTTACTAGGTTCCTCGCATGGATCTTCGGGAAGTTTTTGCGGCCTTCTAGTGGGGACTCGGGGCTGGTCTTGTCGCCTCGTTTCTCCGTAACCTGCTTCGGCGTCTCTAGGGACAATCGGGGCACGAGCCCCGTGAAGGTCCAGAAAGGAGGTGAGTGAGGTGCGTAAGGTCCTTCAGACTCTGCCGGTTGTGGCCCTGGCGCTTGGCCTTGCGTTCGCTCAGGTGGATTTTGACCCCGGCAACATTGCAGGCCAGGTCCTCCAGTACATCGGGGCTATCGTTGCGGCTGGCGTCGGCGTGCTCGCGGTCACCATCGGCGTCTCTGCCGCCTGGCGCTACGCCAAGAGGTTCCTGAAGGGGTAAGCCTATGGCTCGGGTCCTCCTGCTCCTAGTCCTTGCCCTCGTAGGGGCGGGGGGACCCGCTCTTGCTCAGTCGCACTTCAAGGATGCTGTCAAGTCGGCTGTTCAGGGGAGCACTTTGGATGAGGTTATAGCCTGGTCTAACGCTCGCTTTGCGAGGCAAGCGGCTATAGGCCGCTACGTGCGTTGGGGCGGGGGTATTTTGTTGGGGTCTGCGCTTATAGCGGCGGGATTGGACTATTTCTATAACTACTTGCGGCGTGAAACCGGTACCTCGTTGGACCAGTGGGTAAACTGGTCGGGGGGGGTTCCTCAGCCAGTCTGGACGGGTCGTAGTGAGCCAGCTAATGCGGCGGATATATCGGCTGCTCTTGTGCAGAGGTGCGGTTCAAACTTTTCAGTTTATCCTACTGTGTGGGTATTTGGCTCCAACTCTGATGGCTATGGGTATAAGATCTTTGTCGTCAATACTTTTGGCTATAGCTTGGCAGAGCTCGCTAGCGTTTTGCCGTCTCCTTCCCGTTCGCATGCTCAGGCATATGCTATGGCTACTGCTGAGGCGTGGCCGCGTTTCAAGCGGTGGGTTAGTGAGCGTTGCCCACAGGCGTTTGAGGATCGTCCCCCTCTGGGCGAGTGGATTCAGCGACACCCTGACGCCGCTCAGGGTGTTCGTCAGGTGGTGATTACCTATGTGGATGCTACTCCAATAGGTTCGCCGCGGTCCCCATACCCTGGGGTGGAGTTGCAACCCGTGCCTAACCCGAATCAGTGGACCGATAACCCCTTCACTCGCCCCGATATTGATACCGATGGGGATGGATGGCCTGACTCTATAGAGTGGTACGAGGCCAATAGGCGGGGCGTGCCGTGGCCGGATGTTATCAATAACCCCCAGGTCTACCCTGACCCTAACGCTGACTATGACGGGGACGGGTGGTCTAACCTGGAGGAGGTCCGGTTAGGATATAACCCCTATGACCCTAACTCGCATCCAAAGGCTCCTAGGCCATGGGTGGATTCTGATGGGGATGGCTACCCGGATTGGCAAGAGATTGAGGCGGGTACTGACCCCCGGAACCCTCAAAGTCATCCGGATACTCCGCCTGAGCAGAGGCCGGATGACGCTGAGTGGCCGGGTGGTCCCCCGCCTGTGCGGCCTGACCCTGTGGATCTTCCCGAGGTGGAGATACCCGAGAAGAAGGACCTGCCTCGTCTCCAGGAATGGGACAACGTGGCTGAGTCCTGGAAGAGGAACGTTCAGGACCGGGTGGCTCAGCGCTATAGGGAGTTGCAGAATGTTCTCAGGGAAAAGTTTCCCTTTGGTATCTTGATCATGGCTCAAAGTAGGTCCGTCTCCGTTACTGGTGCTCAGTGCGTCTTTACCTTTGAGATAGCCCGCCAGTCGGCTTTGCTCAATCCGTGCGATACCCCCGTCTTCCAGTTTATGGAAGGGTTCCGTCCGGTCTGGCTGGGCCTTCTGCTTCTGGGGTTTACCTATGCGGTCATACGGCGTGGCCTGGATGTCCAAAGTTAGAGAATCCCTTCACGAGGGCGATTCTTCGGGCGCCCCGCCCAAGTGCCTCTTGGTTTGGGGGCGGCGGGGCCCCGTCAAGGGCGTTAGCCCCGGAGGGGCGGGCCATCCCATCCCGCACGTTTACCGGAGGCACGAGGACGGGGTTTGGGCATGCGAGAGGCCCGCCCCGGAGGGGTGCGTTAGCACCCTTGACGGGGTGCCGCCCCCCACTACCCTGGTCCTGGGCGGGGCGCCCGAGGGAAGAGGAGGTGGGTTATGGGTGCTATAGTTTCTGGCTTGCTTGACCTTCTGCAGTGGCTGGCGGCTACGGTGGCTAACTTCTTTAGCTGGCTGGCGTCTACCATTGTGGCAGTTGCTACTTGGGTGCTCCGCCTGATTGAGTACCTTCTGGTGTGGCTCTGGAATGCCCTTGTGGATGTCATCACGTGGGTACTCAACGCCTCGTTCTGGTTCCTCGGGCACGTGGTGGAGTTGCCCATAGTCCTCCTCATTGCTTTGGCCTCCCTTTTGCCTCCCATTCCGCCTGAGTTTCAGGGCTTTGCTCAGACCTACGTCATTCCAGCCTACAACATCGCTAACCGCATCTTTCCCATTTCTGAGGCTCTAGCCCTGGGGGGTATGTGGTTCACTTTCTACAGCGTTATGGCCCTTTGGCGTGTGGTGACCTTTATCCGGGGTGGCCGATGATAGAAGCTTTCGTGGGCATTCCTGGTTCTGGCAAGAGTTATGCCTTGGTCCTTAAGGGCCTTCAGTCTCTCCGTGAGGGGAGGCGTGTTTACGCTAACTTCGGCTTCATTCGGGAGAATGTTTATTGGTGGCTTCGCAAGCGTGGGCGGTTGGACCATAGGGAGGCTGTTCTGCGTACTGACTTGATTCATGAGATTAGGGACTATTCTGACCTTCTCAACGTCTATGATGGCGTTCTTCTTTTTGACGAGGCTCATATGTGGCTCCCCTCCCGCCAGTTTGACCTGATTCCCGTGGAAGTCATTGCCTTCTGGTCTCAGCATCGGAAGGTGGGCGTGGATGTCTACTTGGCTACTCAGCGGTATGGCTCGGTGGACGCTATAGTCCGTGAGCTGGTGGCCTTCGTCTACTGGGCTCGCCCTGCTCCCTTCTGGTTGCGTCTCCTTTTGGCTCCTCGGGCTAAGGGTCGGAAGATTCTCCGCTATACCGCCATCATGGATGAGTCTTTGGGCGTGATGCAGAAGCAGGCTAAAGGCCTTTGGGAAGGGGTGGCCCGTAATAGCGTGGTCATCCTTGACCCCTTAGCCGCGTCCTGCTACGACACCCATGCCATCTTTGAGCCTCCCATAGTCCGCCTTCAGCGTGAGCTTGACCCTAAGAAGAGGGCCATCTTTGAGCGCATGGGGCTCTCCTGGGATGCCTCTAAGGTCCGTGGCCGGCGGGATATGCCCCGGGCTACTGACGGCCTTCCTTGGCTCACCATGGCCGACTTGGTGGCGGCGTATAAGCAGGGTCGCCCTCCTCATGAGGTCCTTCGTGAGCGCTTGGCTCAGTTAGACTGGTCTCGTGCTGGCGCTGATCCTGCTGGTGGTCCTGCTGGTGAGCCTTCTGCTCCTGTGGAAGAGTCTTTTGACTGGTCCCGCTTCGCCTGGGGTGGCTAGGTGTCTTCGGTGTGGTATGCCTCACCGCTTAGCGCTCCAGGTGCGTGAGCATAAGCGCTTCTGCCCTTATGTGGCGTCAAGGGAATGCCCCTATGACCCTCGGCGTGGTCTTTATCGCCAGCGGCGCTAGAATAGGCTTGGGGCAGGTGAAGGCCGTGGGGTAAGCTGGCCCTCGGGGTCGCACCCAAGACTGGCCTTTCCCCCGGCGGTATGGTAGTTGGCCCTTGGGGTCGCTTGTGAGAGTGCATAGGGGGGCCTGCCCCTTTATGCTTTGCCTATGGTCTTTGTCGGCGTGGATGTGAGCGCTCGCCGTCTGGATGTGGCCATTGGTTCCGAGGTCCGTCAGTTCCCTAATCCCGAGGGCATTCCTGACCTCCTTCGTCAGCTTCCTCCTGGAGCTGTGGTGGGTCTGGAGGCTACGGGGGTTTACGGTCGCCCCTTGGCCTTTGCGCTTCATCGCTCGGGCTTTAGGGTCTACGTCCTCAACCCCTTGGCGGTGAAGAGTTATGCCCGGTCTCTCCTTCGCCGCGCCAAGACTGACCGGGCTGACG